TAGTTAGGCTAGATACTTCTAATCCGCCGTCTAATATAAGAGGGCGTCTGCCTCCTGTTGTTGGATTGTATCTCATGCTCCATGCTTGTAACATTCTTTCTTTAATTTTTTCAGAAAGAGTATTTGGAGATTTAAGTACTAATCCTGGAACTGCTCCGTTCTTGAAGAAGTTATCTTGAAAACTTCTCATGTTGCTAAGTAGCTGCATAGTTCTGTATGCTGGTTTTAGTCTTGGAGTTCCTCTATAAATGGAGTTAAAGCTGTTTTCTTTAACATGTATAATCTCATTTACTGAATAGTCGATGCTGTTATCATATGTATATTTTTGAATATAATTAACATCATCAGTATAAATTGTAACTTTGTTTGCTGGTAAGTGGTACATATGAGTACCATCAAAGTATATAAATATGTTACCATCAATCATTAAGTCAATAATTAAGTTTCTTTTAAAAGTACTAATATCCTGAAAAGGATTTGGTTCTATATTTAAAAGTAAGTTAACTTTTGATTTACGAATATTTTTTAGTATGCTATTCGTACCAATTAGTTTGTCCCCAACTGCGAAAGGGATTTCAGAAACATCATCAACAATCATATTAACTGCTCTGTTAACGATTTCTAGTTGTTCATATGCATTACGATAATTTGTAACTATTTCACGCGAGTCTACGGTTAACCCTTCGTTTCTCGAAATAACGTATTGCGAAGGATTCAGCTTCTCTTCGTCGCTTCTTCCTAAAAATCTATCGTACCATGCCATATTTTTGTCTCTGCTTCTCGACCCAACGTTTTTGTTTCTCTGCTGTGATCAATCTGGGTCTTTTTCCGTATATTGAATGTAATCGTAAATGATGCTTATGGCAGAGGGTTACTGTGTAATCATACACTTTCTCCCAGTTATCATCAATAAAGGACTTTCGAAGTGCTAGTATGTCTTGCTCATTCTCTATAGTATAATTTTGTTTTTTCAACCAAGTTTCTAGTAATTCGGTCAGTCCGTAGTAATGATGAAAATCTAAGTCTATATTGCTTTCGCAAATATAACAACTACTTTGTTTCTTGTATTTGGATTTAGCCTTGTCTCGTACATATTTAACTAAATCTCTTTTTAATTTCATATTTCAACTCTTAATTAGAATTATACCAAAAAGTCACATCATATGTCAAGAACTGTTTTTTACAGGTCTTATTAAAACGTAGTGGCTGTAGTTTCAAATGTATACAGTGCATATCGTAAAGCATCAGCCATGTGGGATGACATATTGTGTTTTGGTTTTTCTTTTAATAAATTAGGATTCGGATCCCACTGGTATTGATCTAATGACATCTGCGCTTGTTTGCAAGTTTGGTCTACAATAAGATCATCATTGTCTACAATTCCTGCGACATGTCCGATTCCATCTAGTACTGATTTCTTTGCATTGATAGTACTAATATCATAATTTTGTGCAAAGTCGTATCTTGTTTGCTGTGCTGCAGAATCAATGTAAATCCAATCAATGTCCCATTTATCAATTAATTTTCGTATCTCTATGGCATGCTGTTCTGTAGTACGTTCAGCATTCATATATTCGTCTACTAAATAGTATTTCTGTTTATCCCAGTCGTATGCGATAACACAAAATGCAGTAGGATCTTTATATCCTACGTCAAGTCCTCCAAAGACATCCATTTGACTAGTATCTAATTCTTTTAAATCTGCTGTGCATTCTTCGTGATTAAATGCCCATACTTGTCCTTCAAATACATTAAAGTCTGCCATGTATTCTTGATTAAATTCTGCTTGGGACATTGTTTTTTTGGCTTCTTCAATATCTGCGTCTGCTACTCTTGGATTCTCATGATATGTTGCCTTTATACTACACCACTCTGGAAACTCTTCTGAGTAGCCTCTGTAATAAAATTCTGCAAAATAATTATTTCTACCCCTTGGAGTAGATATAAAAATTGCTTTTGAGTTTTCTTTGTCTAGTGTGGGTCTGAGTGCAACATTGAAGGCATCTCGTCCATCTGTAAGTGCTGCTTCGTCGAATATAATGAGATCATAACTTCTACCAACTACTGAGTCTACCTGATTGATAGAACCCATTCGTATTGTAGAACCATTTGATAGTTCAATAACTTTATCTTTTGCGTTGTCTCGTGTTACCTCTAAGTCAAAATGCTTGATGAGATTTCTCTGTAAGTCAAATGAGATTTGAGATAATGAATAGTTTGGGGACATTAATAGTACGTGAGCTCCTGGTACTAAACAGGTTAGCTGTCCTATAATGTTGCTAATATATGTTTTTCCTTGTCGTCGTGATACTGCTGCGCAGACAAAACGATATTTAGGATTGTTGATTGCATTAATAATTGCAGTCTGGGAAGTGTTTGGTGTGACATTGAGTAAATCAAGATACCCTTCAATAGGTAATTTAATAAAACGAGTTTCTGGGTTCATGTCCATTAAGTAGTCTTGCACTACATCAGAACGACTTATTTCAATCAATGTAAGGTCTCTTTTTCAAATAGGTTAAAGGGATCGTCGGAGTCAAAGAGTCCGTGTTCTTTTGCAAGCTGTAGAAGATATAAGTATCCACCACATAAGTCAATAATATCAGTTTCAGCATCAGTTGGAGTTATTCCATTCACTTGTCGTGTTTGAAGTTTCTTCAACACTTCTGCGGCATGCAAGGATAATCCTTCTAGCCATACTGCTCTTCGATCTATTACTTTTGGTACTGTCATCTTTTCCTTCGTTTACTTCCAAATCTTCTTTTCTGGGAGCTAGGTGGTCTTTTCTTTGAACCACCTTTACCTGCCCAAAATACTTTGTTTGCCCAATAGGCTGCGGAAGATTTACCTTTTTTGATATTTCTTCCGTGTCGTGCTTTGAAACTGCGTCGTGCTTCAGGACTATAATTATGTCCCATGCCTTGCGCTCCAAAGCGTATTATTTTCACTTTGCCACCAACTCGTACAGCTACTACAGCTTTTTTAGTTCGGTGCTTGGGAGTTCTTTTTGGTTTATTTAGTCCGCTTAGTCCTGCCCTTTTTAGTCTTGCTTTTTCGCTTGTCGTCAGTGCCATTGTGCAATAAGTCCACGACTTTATTAAGTCGTCCTGCTTTCATAAATTCATGAAAGTCTTTATGAATAATGTTTATCTTCTGCGTAGTATTCGACCTGCACCTTTTTTACCAAATCTAGCCCTTTTTGGGTTAGTAGTTTTGCCGAATCTTGGTCCGATTGCTTTCGGTGCAGCTCCGTAGAATCCACCAGGAGTGGACATAGGAGTCTTTGTGTTCACAAAGTTTCCAGCTGCTGCGTTCATGTCTCTAGTGACACCACGCTTTAATTTATGTTTAGCTAACTTTGATGTACCATGTACACTTGGTCCGCTAAGAAATCCGCCTTGTCTTGCCATTTTCTTTTCCTAAACAGAGTTACCCCTGTTCCGTCCCATTTTTTAAATGAGTTTTTAATAATTCTTGATTTTGGTGAGGAGAGTTGAGTAACTCTCTAAGCTCTTGTCCCCACATTATTTTGTTTTCAAGAGCATAACGAAACTGTCGTGATAAATTTACCACTCCTAGTATTTCGTGTATGATTTCTTTTCTGTTCATGCTAGTCCTTATATGACTTAGCTAATGAATTTTAGCTTTTAGCTTTTTCTTCGGCTTCCATCATTTTATCTTTGATGTCCACTTGGCCGTCCCAGTTTTTATCTTGACCTGAGACAATGTTCACAAATTGTGTCCATTTAATCTTTAACCATTCTACCATTTTCTTCCTCGTATTGTTTTAATAGATTATAATAATTTTCCCGAAACTCACCTTGAAGTACTCTTTGTAAAGCCCAGTCAGCAAACTGACGTTCTTTATCTCTTACCTCTTCTAGTTTTTCTTTTGGCGATTGTTCGAACATTTGTTGGTCTGCCTCCTACTCCTTGCTTTACGGCTCGTTTTCTACGAACAGCAGATTTCTTTTGAGCTTTGCTCATAGTTCTTGCTCTAGCTAAAGGAACGCATTTTGGGTAGCCTTTTCGAGAGGTTTTTGCTTTTCCTCTACCACAAGGTTGATACTTGCCTTTCTTTTTAGGACGACCTATATCTACCCACTTTTCTTTAAACCATTTTGTTAATCCACCTTTTGGTTTAGCCATCTTGATGGTGATCCATCTCTCCATCAGCAATATAGTTTGCTGCGGAGACTACTTCATACTCTGAAATTGCTATTTTATTTGTAAACCAAGTAGGCAAATCTGCTTCTGGGTTTGTCAAATGATCTAAAATCATTTGAGAGTGTGACATTATAGTTTTACAAGATTTAATTACAGACGCTGCATCTGTATGCCCGTTTTTTTGTTCGAGTGTAAACTTTCCATCGCCTGTTAAGTATGCTTTCATTTTCTTTTTCCCATGCGGTACTTGCCGCCTTTTGCTTTATAAGTTTTTACTAACCATCCATTTGCATATGCGCTTGGATAAACTTTAAATTTTCTTTTTGCTTGTGCTTTAATTCTTGCGTATAGAGTAGGATTT